AAGGAATGTCTTCGTCCAGAATGCCGAGCTTCGACCGGCTCGACCGGCTCTCTTCCCAGCACCAGATCACCGCCTCGAACACCCGGACGATCTCGTCCTTGGAATACGCGAACAGCGGCTTGACCCCGTCTGGGTCCATCTCGGCGACGAGGTCACCAACGATCGGCAGCGCGCCAAGAATGGCCGCCTCTTCTTGCTTCGTCTTGTCGACTAAACGGACCATGTCCCAAGGCCTTTCCGATGTGAGAGCTGCTTCAATCGCCGGATCTGTGTGGGCCAATTCCGCCAACTTCATAATGTGCGCAGTGATGACCCACTCGGCGATCTGCGTGGCCTGAAGCTTGGCGGCAGGGCAGATCCGGGCCAGCGTGTCAGCGGCTGCATTCAGCGCCGCCCTCTGCGCCTCGTCCGAAGGTGAGGGGGGCAAGGGAGGCTGACGCGCCTCCCCCTTGGACCTGATCGTGACCCTGGGTTTCAACTGGCCCAGGCGGGCTTGTTGCCACCGCTCGCAGCTGCGGCAGGTGGTGCAGAAAAGGTTGCAAAGTTAGCAGCCGCCGGTGCCGCAGACGGGGCTTGCCCCGCGCCAAGGAACTTGCTCTCGCCGGGGGCGATCACCGCCTTGATCGTGTTGCGGGCTTCATATCCCTCTTGCTTCTCGATCGCGATCAGCACGCAGGCCTCAAGCCCGTTCAGCTGCTCGAAGGTGGCGCGGCGCTTGGTCTGCGCAGCCTCGCTCATGTCGTCAGGCTTGATGCCGAAGTGGCCCTCGATGGCGGCGCGAAGCTGCCGCATCGTAATGCCGACCGCGACCTCGTTGCCGGTCATCATCATGTTGCGCCAAACCTTGCGCTTGGCATGGGGGCCAGTGGTGATCGTCCACTCGGCGTCGATCATCAGCGCGCCAGTCTTGGCCGCCTTCAGCCACCCACCCTCGCCAGCCCCGCCAGGGCGGATGGTCAGGATGGCGCGGGCCACCGTGCCGTCAGGGATCGGATCGCTGCTGGACGAGCCTGTGCTGGCCTCAGCCGTGTTCAGGTCTAGAAAAGCCATGGGTCGCTCCTTGGTTAAGCGTTGATCTTGTCGATGATGAATTGCAGGTCGGCGCGCTCGATCGGGTCGAGGCGGCCAGAGCGATCCTTCGCGGGGTAGCCCCACTGGTTGTTCTGGCCCGTGACGAAGACGCGGTGCTTCACGCCAGGCTTGTCTGGGTCATCCATGGTGACCATGGACAGCACCTCATCGACGATGCCTGGCATCTCTCTGCCAACCTTTGCGCCTTCCATCTGGGGCTCCCAGATCTGACGGTTGAAATCGTCAGTCTTGGCGTCAAGGATGCCCACGAAGATGATGTGCTTGTCGGTGCAGTGCTGCACATGCGACAGCAGCTTGAGCATCTCGCGGCCCATCATGCCATATGCCCCCCGGGTGTCTTTCGCACCCTTGGGGGATATGTTCTCAGGCTGCACTTCAGCCCAGGCCATGCAGAGCCGTGACAGCACTGTGATGCTGTCGAGGAAGATCAGCTCATACTTGCCCAAGACATCGGCGCGGGGCCCAAGCGTCTGCTCGACATGGGCATAGTGGGCGTCGCTGTAGGGGTCGGTAGCACCGGCTGCCAGGTTGGGGCCACCAATCAGGCAGGCCAGGTCGCGGGCCTCTTCCCAGCGCCGGATCTTAATGCTGTCCACCTTGCAGTCAGCGATCGATAGATCGCCACCTTCAAGATCTACGAACAGCGACGGGATGGTGAGCGTGCGCAGAAGGCTCGTCTTGCCGACGCCGCTGGGGCCAAACACACAGGCCTTAATTCGGCGCGGTTGCGCCATGCGCTCTTCGGCGCTGATAATCTTGAATGCCATTGTTCCCTCCAGAGACAAGATGTGCAGCCTACCGCAACGGTTTTCAGTTAGCAACCATATCGGTATTCGATTGGGCGTTAAAAAAAGCGGTCCGATCTTACAGAAGACAGAAGACATAAAAGAACACGGCGCACACGAAGATCTCGGCTGCCAGCTCGATGGCCTTCGCAGCGCTCACAGCACACGCTCCGCGAGGAAGGTCGTGATGCCGTCCTTCTTCTTCACAATGACCGAGATGCGGCCCTCGGTGGCAAGATTGAATGCCGACTTCAGCATCTCGGCCTCATGGTGTGGCAAGGGGCGGTTCCGCGCCTGGCGCGCAATCACACGCCGATCGGTGATCTGGCCGTCGAGCCAGTCGTGCAAAGCAAACTGCAATTCCTGCCGGATCTGGTCATCTTTGATCGCTGGGTAACTGCTTACCGGCGCTTGATGTGTCATTGCCTGTATCCCTCATGTTCAGCCTTACGGCTGTGATTTTTGCCGGATCGTCTTTGATCGAGAGCCACCATTCGCGGGTCTGGTCAGGGTCGCGCCCTGCCAGAGTGCAGACGGTGGCGAAGTCATTGCCGCCACTCTCGAGCCAGCTCTGAGCGTGCCCAATGGCCAGCCTGTCGTTCTTGCGGACGACGTTAGGTGAAGCCACCGCATCGCGGACCGCCTGCACCAGCACCCGGTGCCAAAGCGATTGAGCTGTGTCGTGCTTCACGGCTTCTTGGCCGCCCGCGCTGCAACCTCTTGGCGCAGGAACATGACGCGGCAATACGCCTCATCGACCCAAGCCTGATCGGACTTGAGCGTGCTAGTGCCGCGCATCTCGATGCGGCGCGTCAGCGCCTCATCAGCGTCTGCCAACATCGCTGTCAGCCTCTCTTCGGTGAGCTCTTTCAGTTTCAGCATTTGCATCCTCCCTGGCGCATTGGATGCTGGCCCTGCCGGGGCCAGCGAACCGATGGGTCAGTTGGACGCTGACAGATGGCGGGCGTGGCGCTCTGCCGCTTCAAATTCATCAAAGCCCGCTTGAAACGCTTCAACGGCGGCGTTCAATCCCGAGCGCATCCCAAAGTGGCAGCCATAGGAGCGGCCCTTCCCGTTTGCTGCCGCTATGATACCGGCGTCGCGGTATTGGCCTTGTGACTTCAACTTGTCGATCTGTTGATTGGCGTTCATGGCGTTGGTCCTCGTTTTGTGTTGCTTCCGTCTTGGTAGACCATCCGCCAACCAGAATGGTAAGTCAACAGCCAATTACCGATTTGGTGCAGATTAAATAACCGGAACGGTTGCTCGTGCAGTCCACCATGCTTAAGGTGATGGCAGGCTAAACAGCATGGGGTGAGCCAATGAAGCTGCAAGAATATCTGACCGCGATGGACCTGAATGCCGTCGCATTCGCTGAAAAGCTGGGCGTGTCCAACGTCGCCGTCTACCGCTGGATCAACCAAGAGCGGGTGCCTGAGCCCAAGATGATGCGCCGCATCCACCGGGCAACGCTAGGCATGGTGCAGCCGAATGACTGGGTGCTGGGGGTGGCAGCGTGAGCATCCAGATCACCTTTGGAATTGACCCCGGATTTGGCGGCGCGATCGCCGAACTCCACATAGGATCTGGCCAGCTCTACATCCACGACATGCCGGTGGTCGTGGGCCAGAAGGGCAAGACCGACCTCAACCACCACGCCATGTTCGACATCCTCGACGCAGGCGAGGCTGGGGCCATCGTGTGGATCGAGAAGGTCGGGGCTAGGCCGGGGCAGGGCGTCAGCTCGATGTTTCGCTTTGGCCAACAGCTAGGGGCCCTGGAGATGGCATGCGCTGGCCACGGTCACCAGCTGCGCTGGGTGACGCCTGCCGTGTGGAAGCGGCACTACGGCCTGAGCGCCGACAAGGGCGCAGCCCGGTCGATCGCCATGCAGCGCTTCCCAGCGCAAGCGGCCCTGTTCGCCAGGGTGCGCGATGATGGCAGGGCCGAGGCGGCCCTGATCGCCCTCTACGGCTCGGAGACGATGAAATGAGCGCCAACATTCTAAAGACCCGCGAAGACGACGACGACCTTCTGCAGATCTTGGCAATGCGTTTGCATTACCAGGCGTCCGCCGTGGCCAGGTGGTGCGGGCTGCCATCCTCGCGCATCCGCAACATGTGCAACCGCATCCTGGACGAGGATCTGCGCGCCAGTGTGATCAATGGCGTCGAGACGCCAGCGCAGGTCATGGCAAGCTACTGGAGGGGCGTGTGATGATCAGTCAGGAAGAAAGCTATGCAGAGGTCGAGCGCCTGACCAAGGAGCGCGACATGGCCATTCACCTGGCCTCGGTGTCTGCCTACCGTCTGGGCGCGGCAGAGAGCCGCCTGATGGCCGTCATTGCCGCGCTGCGGGGGATGGCCAGCGACTATTGCTCTGAGTGCTCCAGCCTGGCGCGCAGCGCCTTGGCGGGGCTCGACGGCGAGGAGGCGATCGATGCAGCAACCAGCCACAGCCACTAAGGGGGCCACCATGAGTGAAAACGACAAAGACATGATCGAAGCCCTACGCTTGCAAGGGTGGGATGACGCAGCCGACCGCATCGAACAGTTGGAGCGGGAGCTGGATGAGGCACGGCACTTGCAATCGTGCGCCTGTAACTATGACACGCCCACAGATGTTTGCATGGGCCACCACGCATTGTTTGAGCGCCTGTATGCTGTGGAACGGGGAAAGCTAGAAGCCAAACTCGCCAAGGCGGTGAAGGCATTGCGGCTTTATGTATCTAAGGAAAAAGGTGTTTTGCATACTGCAGATGTCGTGCTGGCTAAACTGGAGGGCGGGTGATGCCGTGCCAGGCAAGCGGAGCCGCTTGCATGGGCTGTTGGGGGCCAAACATACACCTACATACACCTTGCATACACCTTGCAATGCCCATTTGCCCTACCATGCCGCACTTTCCTCTCTGCCATAAACAATGGGGGAGCGGAAACATCCACTCTCCTCTGCTTTAGCAAGAGGGGGGTGGTGTTGGATGCGCCCCCTTTAGGGCATCAATACTACGGACGAGGCGCGATCGGGGGCAAGACATACACCACTTGACTTATAGAGGTGTGGAGAGTGCGGTGGGAAGTGTGGGTGGCTGTGTTTGCTTTACCAAATGGCAGGGTTTATACGGGCATCTCACGGCAGAATAGAAGTTGAGGTAATTGCAATGGCGCTACTAGACGATGACATCGTGCACATGTTCACTCTGATCGATGGCCAAGTGTGCTGGTCACAGATCTCGATGACCGGCCTACCGGCCCTCTATCGATCGGTGGCGGAGAAGCATAACCGCAAGGCTGGGACGCCAGTGGCATTCTGGAATGGCTCCAATGACAAGATGATGATCAATGCCGCAGGGGTGCCGGTGACAGAGGCGCGCATCGTTGGCGTATTGCAGCGGCCAGCGCCGGAGGCGCGCCAGGTGACGCCGAAGGCGGCAGCGAAGTCTGCGGTGGAACGGTCAGCCGATCGGAAGCGTGCAAGGGACGATGCGGCCAGAGAGAAGAGCCAAGCAGCGGGCGACTTGAAGCGTGCGGCTGGATGGACGAGAGACGCCAGAGGCGTATGGCATGAACCAACGCCGGAGAGTGTGGCAGCTGCGCCAGCAGCGCCAGCGGCAGTGGCAGTGCCAGTGTCCGTACAAAAGCCGTACATCGCGCCGTGGGCAGATCCCCTTGACCCAAATCCTGGCGATGGCGACGATGTAGCGCTGTTTGCGTGGCTCAAACGCGAAGGTGGCCGTAGGGATGCGTTCAAAGCCGCACAGGCCGCAGGCCGATAAGGCCAATACTGAATATTCGAAAGCGCAATGCGATGATTGTTGACTAGATGGTCAAACTAAGGTGTTACTGATCCTCTACTTCTCCTCTACTTCGGTTCTGCCTACGGCAGAAGCAACCAAGGCGGCAGGCAGCAACCAAGACGGCGGACGTTACGGCGAACAGGGACGGCATACAGGGGCGCACTACATGAGCGAGACCGATGGCTTGAACCACCCGGCAGATAAGCTGGCAATGATCCGGCAGAGGATCAAGAAACTACAAGACGAGGAGGTGGGGTTGAAGGCGGCGTGCGTAGCACTGCCGGAGAGCGAGCGTGCGGGGCGCTACGCCATCGTGTCGGTGTCGATGGTAGG